TCAATTTCACTTGTTTCTATTTCTGAATCATTACCATTGCCAGAAAAGATAGCCGCTTTATAATCTACGTCAATCGCACCTAAAAATATTTGTCCACCTGACCAAAAAGCTGTGTCTAAAGCAATATTAATATTATCCAAATTTGATGATATTAAATCCATTGTTTCAACAGTGTAAGCTCCAACGAATTGAGAAAAAATGGTACTGGATGTCGCTTTAGCAAAAGACCATTTTTCAGTTACATAATTATAAATTAAAAGTTTATCACAAACACCTGTAGTATTAGCGGTATTATCAGAACTAGGATAAAGCCAAATGGCTAATTGATTAAAAGGATCAACCGCAGATACAATTCTGTCGCTATAAGCTTTGTCTAAATCTACATCAAAAAAACGATTAACTTTTTCAGCTCCAATCGGTTTGATTGTATCTCCTTGTACTTCAAAGAAACCATCGTCAGCATAAAAGAAAACCCTTCGGTTATCTTGGCAAACTGTTTTTCCATAAACTGCACCCCTGTTAGGAGATACTACAGAAAATCTAAAGATAGTTGTTCCGCCCACATAGTCTAAACGCACTATTTCATTTTGTCTAAAAATATAACCATATTCACCAGAAGTGATGGCTACAATCTGTCCGCCTGAACCTGGAAGGTCTTGGCTGTCGGCTTGTTTTGATCCTGCTGTCCAAGTCGTAATATCATTAATGCCTGACCATTGAACTCTGTTTGTTGCACCACTAATATTTCCTGTTACTAAAAAATCTCTTATCACTCCTGATACTTTAAATAGAGGTGGAGTTCCATCGGTTGCAATCGCTGAAAGATTGGCAAAGTTAGTTGAAGTTCCCATTAAATAATATTGGGGAGCATCCACTCCATTGCTTACAATGAGATAATCTCCAAATTGCGTAAAGGTAATAAAATCGGTAGCCGCTCCTGTTAATGGAACACCACCAGTAAAATCAGTAACAGCCATTCTAGTCGTATCGGAAGAAGTAACAGTAAGGTTATCGTTTCCTATTGTTGCTCTAGTAACGGTTACTACATTTGCCGCTGGATTAACTGCTGAAAAATTAGCATTTGCATTGATACAAGTAAAAATATTATCTGCTGTCGTATCGTTAGATTCGTTATGAAAAAATTTATCGGTAGCAGGTGTTCCTGTACCAGCTCCTTGACAAGTAAATGTAACTTCAACTCCAGCATTTGTCGTTAAAACAATCGTTGAATCGGTGGCTATATTTGAATAATCGGTAACTGTAATGGTGCAAGTTGCATAAGAAGTAGTTAATAATTTTCCACCAGCACCCCTATCAGTAAATGCTCCTGCTGATAATTGATAAATCGTTTCTTTGGTTGCCGCAAAGTTATAACTGGTATTGCCTGTTGATCGAAATGAACCAGCTCCTTTTGATAAATCCGCAATAGCATTGGTACTATAAGATGTTAAAGAAGGAAAAGGTTTATAACTTCTAGCAGCAAAATAAACATTCTTTGCTATATTCGCACCTGGATTCATAAACTTGGGTTGATCCGGTAGCCATTCTCCAAAAGGTACTTGCATCTATTTCCTATTCGTTATTGCTTACAATAACTCTTCCTGTGTTAGAAAAAGGAGCAGCAACCGTTACGTCAGAACGACTTTGTAAAGGCGAACCACTCCACTCATCTTCTCTATCGTTTCTTTCTAATCGTTCCATACCTGTTGTATAAAGTTGCATCCAATTCTGTAATTTAGACGGTTCAATGCCACCTAAAAAATTAGCCGCATGATAAAGCGAACCGTATAAATAAATACCAGGATGGTTGGTTAAAATATAATTTGTTGTTGTCGAATCGGATAAAGCGTCTATGGCTTTATAATAATTAATGGTTGCGGTGTAGGTTGCGTCTGGTGTAGGAGCAAATCTAAAATTACCTCCTAGTATGGTATAAACAATAGGTCTACCGCTTGTACTTCCACCCCTTGTTTGATCCATTTGAGTTGGAGGCATATACGTTAGGGAATATTTAGCAGAACCGGAAACAATAAAAAAATCCCTGACTTGTAAAAATCCTGTGGGTAATGTTTCCAATTCCGAATCTATTGTAAAAGAGGTGTCGGAAGTAATCATTTTTCTAATTCTTAATTTAGAATTATATTCCGATTCAACCAATTTAATAAAATCGTCAGAAATCTCATCGGTTAAATCAGAACGATTTAGCCAGTTCGCTATTCCTGTTTTTAATTCTGCGTAAGTTGATAAAGCCATTATATATTTCCTGGTGCTGTTTTAAAATATTGATATTCGTTGCTATTTAATTTCTTTTTTAAAATTTTGTTTTGAGTTTCTTTTGGAATACGAAACCAGTTGTTATCACCAGTTTCTTCCATTGCCCAGATTTGTAATGCTAAAGTAGGAATAGAAGCTACCCTTTTTAATGCCCTACTTTTAGAATAGCCATCGTTATGATTATAAAGTTCTTTGTTGTGTTTAAGGTGGGGAGTGATGTTTTGTTCGTCTATAATGCCAACTTCACCACCATTCTCAAGTTCTTCTTTAACAAAAGTGGTTTTACTTAAACCATCAACCTGTGTTTCTTTTTTCATTTAACCTTGACCTCTAGTTTTTTTTCTTTTTGGTTTACGTTTACTATATGCTTTCGCATGACGGCCTGGTCTTTTTCTCCTAGTTTGCTTTACATGAACATACCCATAAGACCTGGGTTTAGCCATTAAGACATTTCAGTAGCGTAACAATCACCAGTACCAATAGCAGCAAATTTCACACCTTGTTCAGGTACTTTTATTATTTCTACTGTGTCAGCAGGAATAAATAAATCTGTAACAGCAGCAGTTGGTGTTGCAGCAAAAGCAATGTGCATATCCGCACTAGCAGCTATTCTTACAAATACTGTATCTGCATTAAAAGCGGTTGATGATGCAGCACTTGATCCTGATGGCGATACTTTGTGCGTTGTGCCTGGAGCTAATCCATAATTATAAGCCATTTATTTTTTTCTCCTATTTAATTTTAGAGGGTGGAAAAACCGCTAGGTCAGAGCCACCCCCAATTTTGTTTATACTATTTTCAAATAACAAATACTATCTTCTAATAACAAAAGTTACATAAAGCACATTTGCATTAGTTGATGCACCATCTGTAATTATTTCAATAGTTCCATCTTCAGAAACAGTATTTGCTGCTGTTGGTTCAGATGTATCTACATCTCCAACCGCAGAACCAGAATAAGCAACTGTAATTGCTGAATCGGTCATAGCTGTTCCGCCAATTTCAAAAGTAATTGCTGCATTTGCTGTAGCAATCACACCTTGAAGTGCGGTAATAATTTTGATGACTCTCCCACCATCAGGTATTCCAACATATGTTGAAGATGCCGTACTGATGTCTGCGATTTTTGCAGTTAAAAAATAATCGTTTAATGTTCTCATTTTTTTATCCTCATTGTTCCGCCCTTAATCTAATCTCAGGACTTCAATGTTAATATAAATGCAAGGGGAGCAGATTTTTTAGATTACCCCCCTCACACTGTTAGGTATTACGAAGTAGTTACGTCTGTAATTAATCCGCTTGATCCTTCATTCTTTGCTTCAAGAGTGTATTCAACTACTAAGAACCTTTGATCTGCATCCGCAGTTTGTCCAGGTTTTTGTAATTTGAAATCCCTCAAAAACGATACTGCCCAGAAATCCATTTCTAGGAGTAAAACATCTTGTCCTCTTTTAGCAGCAGTTGAATTAGCTTTTCTAATCCAACGATTCGGTGTGACTTGCATCGTACCGAAATCTGATTCGTAAACATCGATAGAAGTCATAAGTCTTTTATCTTCTGCTTTGTCGAATCTAGTTGCACCACCTGTGAAGAAAGATAGTTTTTGTTTATTGAAGCCATTAAGCATAATGACATTAGGATTTCCCCCAGTGTCCCAAGTAGTCTTCAAAGTTGATCTCAGTAAAGTTTCTGTGAACGCCCTTTGAGTCCCATCTGTTCTAATAGCTCCAGAGCCAGCTCCTGATCCGCCAGTTCCAGCAGATACATTAGAGGTCATCCAAGTGACAACTCCTCCTAATGCTCTTGCAGTCGTAGCGTCTCCAGCCGCAGCCGCAACATTAGATAAAAGAGCATTTTCCATGTCTCTTTTTAATTCTTTTGCCGCTTTTGCAACTTGGTAAGCCAACACCGAACTTCTACCAGCCGTATCAACTGCATCATCTGTTGCAGATACTTGACAAGCCTTAGTAGAGATTTGAGTGTAGTTTCCAACCTTAGTTGTAGAAGTAAGCGTAGGATATGAAATCGTAGCTCCTTCGACTTTAGCGTTGGCAGCAACAGCAGATAAAGTGTCCGTCTGCCATTGGTGTAATGTGTTAGTAGCTTTGTTTTTACCAACACCTGACATGAAAGGAGTGTCTGTAGGAGATATGTTATAAATAATATCTGCTAAGTCTTCCCTTATGCCCACTGTCGTATATGTCTGTAATACAGCCATTGTTTGTCTCCGTTGTTAGTTGTTACATAAATTTCGCTAAAAGATCGGTAGCATCTCTAGGATCACCACTTTTCCTTAAACGATTTAATTGATCCAACCTTGACTGACTGATTTTTTCACCTTTCGTTTCTTTAATACCTGGCTTGACCACTTTTGTAGGTTTAACAATTTTTTTAGCCAAATTTGGTTTAGGCCTATTCATATTGTTACGATGGCTCATGCCATCTACAACCACATCAAACATTCGGCTATCATAAATTCCAGAAATTTCTTGATCGTTGAAACCTCTTTCCACCATGTAGTTTCGTAAGTTCGTTTTTAAGGTAGCTCCTTTTACAGGATCTGCAAAATCAGGATATTTTAAATTTACCTTCTTTTGTTCTTCCCTTAAAATATTCTGTAGCTGGTCATTTTGATGAGTGCGTAGCTTTCTTTGAGCTGTGACGATGTTTTCTTTTCTTCGTCTTATTTTTCTCTCAATTTTCGCAGCTTCAGTTGGGTCTTCGTCAAATAGTTTATCTAACTCTTTTGAGTTTATTTCACTATTAACTTCAGCATTTAAAGTCGCTGTTAGATTATTCAAATCTTCAATCTTAGTTGAATAGTCTTTGTTGAGACGATCTTTATCAGAAGTTAATTGTCTTCTTTCGATAGACAATTCTTCTGTTTTGCGTCTATAGTCGGCATCTTTTTGATAACCTGCTTTTAGTTCATCAAGGCTTACATCAATCTTTTCACCATTCACTGTTACCTGGTA